CAATTCTATCTTTGATACTCAAATGAAAGCCTTACCTTATGCTGGTAAGTTATTCATGAAAGCATCACAAAACCCTAATAGTGTAGCTGGTTCAACTAGGTTAGACTTAGTAATTAAGAATGAGAAAAAACTAGCACAATACAAAAACATTGCTAGACTTGAAGCAGAAAAAGGTAACCTTGGTTTTAAATTTCTTGTAGATCAATATGAGAGTTTACAACATATGGCAACTGATCCTGTATTTAGAATTACACCTAATCTCTTTACTGGGTTTGATGGTTTTACTTCTGCTAACCTAGCTAATGCTACTGCACGTTTCCGTGCTATGGATGAGCTAGAACGTCTTGGTAAAGAAGCAACACCTGCTAATATTAAAAAGATTGCTGACAAAGAATACAATAGCATGTTTAATGAAAACGGTATTATTGCAGATGAAGCAGTTAAATATAATACTGGAGAGATTGCTTTAAACCTTGATACTGGATTAAATACTCAACTAAATGGTCTTCTGCAAGAAATACCTGGATTAAGACCTTTTATCCTGTTCCCCGGAACTATGGCTAATATGGTTAGAGTAGCTGATGATTATTTACCTGCACCTTTACGTTCCTTTCAAAGGGATGTTAATGAATTAGCTTATACTTCTGTCGAAACATTTATAGAGCAACCTGAATTAGTAGAAAATATTCTTACTAATCGTGGTTATAAAATAACTCAAATGGATGAAACAGCTAGGTTAAATGCTATTGTAGACTTAAAAAATAAAACATTAGGTAAGAAAGCAATAGGTACTTTTATAACTTCTTTAGCTGTTGGTTCTGTTTTAAAAGATAAACTATTTGGTGATGGTTTATTTAGTATGACAGGTGACGGTAATGTTGATAGACAGTTACAAAGAGCACGTACTAAAAACAGTAACTGGAAAGATCGTTCAGTTATTGGACCTGGTGGTATTAGAGTTGAATACAACGAAGTACTTGGTCCTGGTTTAAGTAATTGGGTTGCTACAGTAGCTAACATTGCTGATAACTTTGATATGCTTGGCGAAGCAGCTACAGAGAATTTATTTCAAAAGGCAGCTTTTGTCCTTGCAGCCGGTTTAACTGATCAAGCTGGTTTGTCTTCCTTACGTCCTCTTGTTGAAACTTTAAGTGGTAATCAATATGCTGCTTCTACTTTTGCTGCTGGTCAAATTAATTCACTTGGACCTTTAGGTGGTTTACGTAATGAATTTGGTAAGATTTTAGATGGTGGTTTAAAAGAAATTAATAATGATATAATTAGTAATCTTGCTAATCGCAACCAACTGCTTGGTGTTATGGACCCTGCTAACAGATTACCTACTGTAATCAGTCCTGTAACAGGTGAAGCACCAAATAAATATACAATCCTACAACGTATTTATAATTCTTACTCTCCACTTAAAATACATCCTGCAATGTCTAAAGAAGAGCAATTCCTCTATGATATTGAATATGATGTATCTAGTGCATTTAAGAAACGTAATGGCGTTGACTTGATTAATACCGAACGTGCTGAATTAAGCAGCCTAATGGGTAAAAGGGGTTATTTCAGAGAACAAATCAAAAATATTATGCGTACAGCTGATGCGCGTAATACTATTAATGAACTACAAGAAGCACGAAGGAATGGTATAAAATCTGATCAAGTGCCTATTGGTAAATACGATCAGATCCATATGATGCTGGATACAGCACTAAAAAATGCTGAAGAATTAGCTTTCAGTGAATTGGAATCACCAGTACGTCTTTCTATTGAACAACGTATTATGGAAAAACAATTTACTGATCAAAGAGCTGAACAAGGTTTAATGCCTGGAATTGATTCGTCACTTAACATTCGTTACTAATGGCAACTACACAAAATACATATACAGGGAATGGTTCTACCACGAACTATTCATTTACATTTGAATATCTAAAACAATCTGATGTCAAGGTAACACTTGATACTGTTGCTACAACTGCATTTACATTTGCCAACGCTACAACAATTTCATTTACATCAGCACCAGCTAGTAATGTAGCTATTCGTATCTTTAGGGATACAGCTATTGATCTACTGAGTGCTACATTTTTCCCTGGTTCTGCTATCAAAGCAGAAGATCTCAATCAAAACTTTACTCAAAGTTTGTATGTTACGCAGGAGTCTGATGCTGACGCGGCATCAGCTACTACTACTGCAAACACAGCTAAGACAACAGCTGATACAGCATTAACAAATAGTACTGCAGCTGTTACTACAGCTAACGCAGCTACAACTACAGCTAACACTGCTAATACAAACGCTAGTGCAGCTGTAACTACGGCTAATGCTGCTAGTTCTACAGCTACTACAGCATCTACTAATGCAGCTAGTGCGGTTACAACAGCCAACACAGCTTCAACTAATGCCAGTGCTGCGGTTACGACGGCAAACACGGCATCTACAAATGCCACAACTGCATTAACTAACTCACGTGAATCAGATGGTAGTGGTGGTTTTACTTCTGCTATTTCAAAAGCTAATACAGCTGTTACTACGGCTAACAGTGCTAGTACAAGTGCAACGTCAGCTACATCTACAGCTAATACTGCTGCTACTAACGCTGCAACTGCATTAAGTACGGCTAACGCAGCTAGTGCAGCTGTATCTAATGCTGTCTTATTTACGCTAGTTGCTAACGTAGCAGCGATACCTGGAAGCCCCTCTAACAATGATTACATTGAGATTGGCAACAGTACAGGTATTGAATCGTTTAGCCCACTCTCAGGGCTTCCTAGTGGCTTTGTAGGAGCATCTGGATTAACAGTAAGACTTAGGTACGACACATCAGCTACAAGCTGGGTGTTCATGAGTTACTTTGCTAATGATTCAGAGACTCGTTATCTAACAAAGAATGTACCAGTAGTAACTGGTGATTCCACAAATGGTTCAGGTCAGATCACTCTTAACTGTGAGAATAATTCTCATGGTGTCAAGATTAAAGGACCACCACATAGTGCAGCTGCTAATTATACGCTGACATTACCTAATGATGATGGGACTGCAAATCAAGTTCTTGCTACTAATGGTAGTGGAGTATTGACTTGGAATAATGCTGGCTCACCAACTATTGACGCTGGTAATTTTAATACTGGTGGTTCACTTGTATCTACATCACAAACTTTTGACGGAGGATCTTTCGACTAATGCCTACACCATCTAACAGGACACCCGTGCGCGTAGCACGAGGTACTTACTCTAATTTAAATACTAATAAAGCAGACATCCAAGAGGGTGAGATCTGCTATGCAACAGATCAAGACATTCTTTATGTAAAAGAAGGGTCAAATCTTGTTAATGCCTCACATCAAGATATTACCGGTAAAGCAGATCTTGCTGGCCCTACTTTTACTGGTACTCCTGCAGCTCCTACAGCTTCACAAGGTACAAATACAACACAAGTAGCTACAACAGCGTTTGTTAATGCAGAGATTGCTGCTGATCTTACAGCTGCAATTGGATCAACTGTACAAGCATTTGATGCAGACACTGCTAAGCGTGATACTACTAATACATATACACAGCTTCAAACAATGAATGCTGGTATTGCTATTGATGGTCCGTATAAGCAAACTGCAGAAGCTGTTGGTGCTCTTGATATCAGCCTAGCAACAGGTAATTACTTTACTAAGACTATTAGTGGTAACTCTACCTTTACCTTCTCTAACCCACCTGCAAGTGGCACAGTAGGTTCATTTACTTTAGAACTTACTCATACATCTGGCACAGTAACTTGGCCCGCTAGCGTTAAGTTCCCTTTGGATACTGCACCAACACTTACTACTGGTAAAACCCACCTATTTGTCTTTGTCACCGATGATGGTGGTACACGATATCGCGGTGCTGCTCTTGCTGATTATGTGAACTGATATGGATCCTATTACACAACAAACAGTTACTGCAGCAGCAGGTGCAGGTGGTGGAGATCCGGTTTATGTAGATGATGTTTTTAGTACGTATTTGTATGACGGTACAGGCAGCGCACTATCAATTAACAACGGGATTAATTTAGCTGGTGAAGGCGGAATGGTATGGACTAAAGCCCGTGACGGAACTAGAGATCACCAAATTGGTGATACAGAACTAGGAACTTCGTATACTTTAGTTTCAAATGGTTCTGCCGCTGCGGGGAGTGGTTCATACACAGCATTTAATTCTAATGGTTATTCAATTGGAACCGGTTCTCATGTAAACAGTGATGCATATGATTACGCCTCCTGGACCTTCCGCAAAGCGCTTGGTTTCTCCGATGTAGTTACTTATACGGGAAATCAAACAGCAAGAACTATACCTCATTCACTCGGCAGTGTGCCGGGTATGGTTATTATAAAGTGTACTTCTGACACATCATATTGGCGTGTTTATCATAGGAGTACTGGTGCAACTAAAGCACTTGAACTAAACTCCAGTAGTGCAGCAAATAACGAAACTTATTGGAATAGTACATCTCCAACATCAAGTGTATTCAGTTTAAGTACAGAAACCGCAGTTAATAAAACTGGTGAAAACTACGTCGCCTACATCTTTGCTCATGACGACGCATCGTTTGGCACGGATAGCGATGAAAGCATTATTAAATGTGGGAGTTATACGGGTAATGGTGGTAGCCAATCAATTGATTTAGGATTTGAACCACAATGGGTACTAATTAAAAACTCCACCGACAGCGGTGATAACTGGCAACTGTTTGATATTATGAGAGGTATGGGTGCCCCTTACACGGGTAACAGCCTAGAAATACAGCCAAACGTTAACAATGCTGAAAATGCTGGCACTCGTATTCATCCTGTGGCAAATGGATTTTATTTTCAAGGTGAAGGCTCATCAAGAGTAAATTACTCTGGTAAAACTTACATCTACATGGCAATCCGCCGTTCAAATAAGCCACCCGATGCTGGCACGGATGTGTTTGCTATCGATACAGGTAATAGTTCTTCTACCACTCCATGCTGGGACAGTGGTTTCCCTGTTGATTTTGCAATTGCGACCAAGCCTGCATCAACTCATTCAAATTATGTGGGGACAAGATTACTAGGTAAAAGGTATTTAAGAACTGATCTTTCAGATGCTAGTGCTGACGATAACGATTGGACATTTGATTCTAATGTAGGATGGGGAAAAACCTGGAACAGCAATTGGCATTCCTGGATGTTTAAACGTGCCCCAGGTTTCATGGATGTAGTAAACTACACAGGAATTAGCCATACAAGTCAAAATATTTCGCACAATTTAACTGTTGCGCCAGAATTAATGATTGTCAAATGTAACAAAGCAGGTGAATTTTGGGCGGTGTATGCGGCTAGTGAAGGGTATACTAAATATCTCAGATTAAATGAAAATAATGGTAGTTCGACAAATACTACTTATTGGGAAGCTGCACCAACTGCTACCACTTTTCGTGTCAAATCCGGTAATGAAATTAATAACGGTGGTGAACAACATTACGCCTACCTATTCGCAACTCTACCCGGCATCAGTAAAGTAGGTAGTTATACAGGAACTGGTAATGCTATAAATGTTGACTGCGGATTTACTGGTGGCGCAAGATTTGTATTAATTAAACGTACCGACAGCAATGGTAATTGGGTGCTATTTGATTCTACTCGTGGCATCGTCAGTGGTAATGATCCATACATTAAGCTAAATTCTAGTCAAGTACAAGCAACAGATGAAAACCATATTGGCCCATTAAACGCTGGGTTTACTGTAACAGCTGGGTCGGGCGGCGATACAAACAACTCCGGCGCTTCCTACATCTTCCTTGCAATCGCTTAAACAAATAACTAACTATGGAAATTAGAAACAGATCAACAGGTGAGCTGACTACTATTAGTCAGTTCAAAGCCTCACAACCTAATACAAGCTTCCCTAAACAAATTACAACTGAAGTCCTAGATAGTTATGGCTATGATGCTGTGCTTAATGGCGCTGCAGCTACGGTAACTGCACCTTATGGTGTTAGTACACGTAGTGGTGTAGAAGAGATCAGTGGACAGTGGTTTACTAAGTTTATTGCTGGTCCCGTCTTTACTGACACTACAGATAGCGAAGGTGCTGTAACTACAGCTGCTGCTAACGAAGCAGCATATAAGGCTGGCATCGATAGCACTGCTGGAACTAATGTTCGTGCAGAACGTGACTCCAAACTTACTGCAACTGATTGGACACAACTGGCTGATAGCCAACTGACTGATGAAGTAAAAGCTACTTGGGTTACTTATCGCCAAGCCTTACGTGACCTACCAACAGCTAGCGGCTTCCCACACAACATTACTTGGCCAACTAAACCATCTTAAAATTATGATTACTCTTATCCGTCCAATTCTCTTTTCATTCCTTAACTCAGAAAAGGTTAAATTCCTTATTCTTGATTTATTGAAAGCATATGTTAAGTCAACAGACAATGACATCGATGATAAAATTGTTGCGTTTGTACGCGACGGACTATTTCCTAATAAGTAATGGAATGGGAAGCAATACCTGTCTTCCCTTACCTAGAGCTGCCTGAAGCGCCTAATTTACCCGGTCCAATACTAGAAGTACCACAAGCTGATTTGCCCTCTTACAGGCCACTTGTGGTGCCTCCTAATAAACTTGAACCACCCCCTGGTGTTCCGAAGGTAAAGACACCTAGCGGGAAGGAAAGCAAGCAGCAATCACAACCTAACCCTACTTTAGTCAAGTCTTATGTTCCACCAGAAGCACAAATCATAGCAGTACCGTTTACAGACATTGAAGTACCAATGCCTACAACTACTATTATGACTACTGCAGCAACTACAGCATTTATCTCGGTTGCTGCAACATTAGTTGGACAATCACTATTTAAATATTTAGTGATGCTTTTTAAACCAATAATTAAAACAGCATGGAACAAGTTAACGAAAAAGAAGGGAAGCCCAAAAGCTTCCTGAAAAAGGTGAAGGAAAATACTGAAGATGAAATTCAAATCTTAGGTACGTTTGTACGTCTAGGTGTTGTTGTATGGAGTGGTTTTATTATTACTTTGAACTACGTAGAATTACCTATGTTTAAAAAAAGTGTTGGTGGGGATATTACTTTTCCTGCCTCTATTTTTACAGGGGCACTAGCAACTTTTGGTTTATCTACATCAAATAATAAGTCCAACAGTAAATCCTCTGATCCTAAAAAGAAAGAAGAATGAAGTACTTACTAGCTTTATTAATGCTGGCTAGCCCAGCTGTAGCACAAGTGACTCCTAATTTTACACAAGGGTCAATGCAGTCAACCACTACTACCACTATTGATATTGATCGGACAATTGCGACTGAGATTTATGGTGGTGCTTATTCATCATGGTCAGGAACAAACGTAGTACCAAGTGGAGACATTACAAATGGCTCTACAACATATACAGTACATACTGCCGGGGATCAATTTCAATTAGAAGTTGTAACCAGAGCAGCAGGAGTAGTGGAGACAATCGATATCGACGAAACTATCGAACAGGTTTCTACTACTACCTCATTATCAATCTTCTCGCAGTAAGCCCAGTTTACGCAGAAGATCCTAAGGTTCAAAATACATCTAGTCCTGTAGCAGCAGCTACGGGCAACGTTACTAATCAGGCGGTGCAGTTTCAAAATAACGGAGCACCGTCAAGGCAATACTTTAGCGGTAATAACAGCTGTAATGGTACAACCATGCAGTTTTCACCATTTTATATGGGTAACGATACTACCCCTATGAAACGTGATAGTTATACCAAAAGTAATAACTGGGGAGCACAGATCAGTTTTTCAGTACCATTAGATGGTGGCATGACTGAAACCTGTAAAGCTATCGCCCGTAAACACGAACAGAAGATGCGCCTTGACTATGAATTAGTTAGGGCATTGAAATGTACAGAGATCATGCAAAAGGGTTTTACCTTTAGACCTGGATCACGTGTTGAAATCTTATGTAATGACATCGTACCAATTGTGGCACTTGAATAGATGGAAGCAGCAATAACTGCTCTTGTCGCATTAATAGGCGGTGGAGCAGCTCTTAACAACAGACTACACAATCGAATAAACAACGTACATGATCGCATCAGTGGTCTTGACAGACGTATTGATGCTATTGAATTAAATGTGGCTCAAGATTACGTATCAAAAGCTGACCTATCAGTAATGGTGCAACGTATGGAAGACCATATGATACGCATCGAGAACAAATTAGATCAAATTGTATTGAGGAATTAAACATGGCTAACAAAGAGGGTGATAGGCAAAATTCTTACACAAAAGGTTTGAAAGATAAACCTGGTGGAGGTAAAGGGCACCACAACCCTTACCAATGGAAACCAAAAAAAGCTAAGGTAGACAAAAAAGCATTTAACAGTAACTTCTCATGACATACAAATTAGTAGACGTAACACGCGGTAAGGTACTACAAGAATTTAGCACTCAAGAAGACGGTGAAAAAGCATTGCGTAGACAATCTTCAGATAACTTTATCCGTTTGGAATTAGTAGAAACTGCTAAACCTAAAGCTAAAAAAACTAAGAAATCTAATGAAGAATAAAGCTTCGGAAGAACAATTTAACGAATTACATAACTTAGTTACTACAG